CTTCTCAGGCAAGAAGACATACTAAAGAAGAACTAACTTCTCTTGAGAAATATAAGCAGCGTCATCCAGAAGATGATCATGATCCAACACCATTTGAATTATATTGTGATGAAAATCCAAACGCTCTTGAATGTAGGATTTACGAAGACTGATGGAATTTACTGGATCTCTTTTTGATACAAATGCCCATGTTAACTATTGGGAAGGTATTGTTGTCGATAGGAATGAATGGCCAAGAACGGATACACCAATAAAGGATGCTAAAGAACTTAACAACTGGGGTTATAGAGTTAAAGTAAGAATACAAGGAGTTCACCCTGCGGATAAAAATATATTACCAGATTCTAAATTACCCTGGATAGAACTTCCAGGTAGTTTTTTTGGTAGTGGTCATCGTGGTGCTGGAATTACTCCAGGTGTAACTCAAGGGTCTATTGTTTGGGGTATATGGGCAGTACCTTCACTTAAAAAAACTCCTATTATATTAGGAGTAAAACAAAACAATGAGCAAACAAATTTAAGTAGAACTCAAGTTGGTGGTTTTGATCCATTTAGTGGGTTTAGTGATACTGATACTGTTCCAGGATATTCTGTACCTTTAACTGAAGGAAATCCATTAGAAGGTATTGCTTTTGGTAATTTTTGGAACCAGTCTGATGCTGGTAAAATGGAAGAATATACTTTTGGTATAGATTCACCTAAACCATGTACAGCATCTCCATTATCTGAAATACAACTTACGATACAATCATTAATACAAAAAATAGAAAAAGTTCAAAGACAATTAAAAACTTGGGCAAGTGCTGCTCAGGGGTGGATTGCTGAAAAACAAGCATATATTAATAAGTTAATTGAAGAGGCAGCAAAAAAAGTTGCTGAAGGTATTAGATGGTTAATGGAAACCATTAGAAAATATGTAATGGAATATGTACAAGACAAAATTAAAAAATTATATTTTTTAATTAATCCTTCAGATAGAGATAAAGCAAAAACTGCTCAAGATAAAGTTGTTGAACTTATAACATGTTTGTTTAATAAAATTATCAATGGTTTATTGGGAATAGTTCTTGGTTTATTAAAAAATGCTTTAGGTAGATTTGTTAATGTGCCAAAGTGTGTTGTTGAAAATATAATGTCTTCACTACTTGGAAATCTTTTTGGGTTTATTGGTGGAGCAATAGACAATATTTTAAGTTCTATTTCATCATTAATTGGTGGAATTGCTAGTGTTGCTGATGGAATTCTTGGATTATTAAAAACTATACTAGGATTTTTCTCCTGTGATGATAATAATGATTGTCCAGAAACAACACAATGGAATATCTGGGGTGGTGGAAGACCATCTGCTACTTTTGATTTAGAATCAATATTTAATGAAGCTAAAAACATTGCATCCACTGTTAAAAATATTGCAGATCCAGATAATTTTAATTTTGATTTTACTGGAATGTTTTCTAATCTTGCAAGTGGTGTAACTGGTTGTTTTACTGGACCAGTTTTATGTGGACCACCAAGAGTAGAATTTTTTGGTGGTGGTGGAAGTGGTGCTAGTGCAAATGCAATTATAAGTGCTACTGGTGAAATTATGGGAGTTGATATTATTACACCTGGATCTGGATACAGTAAAGCACCGTTTGCTAATATTGTTGATGATTGTGGTAAAGGTAAAGGTGCTGTAGTAAGGGCAGTTATTGGTCCTGTCACAACTCCAACTTCTCCTACTACTGGCGGTACTACTACAGGAACTGGTGGAGAAACTGGTGGAACAAATACTGGTACTGGTACGGGTACAGGTGGAGGTGTGGGTACGGGTGTTAATGGTAACGATGGAGGAACTGGAGCAGGTGCTGGAACAGGCACTGGATTAACAGAAACTTTGGGTGTTATTGCCGTAGTTGTTGAAGAACCAGGATTTGATTATATTCCTTCTCCAGATGGTGATTTAGGTGGTGATGGTAGGATATGGGCAACTGCTGATCAAACTATTGTCAGAAGAAGTGACGGAACGTATGATGATCCATATAATGACGATGAAGAAATACCAAATTTAAATCCTGGTGATTTTGTAAGCACCCCTTCAGATAGAAATAGTTTAATTAACTTAGGTGGTGGAACTGGACAAGGAGTTGTTGGTGATGGATTTGTTGTTCGCAATTATCCTACTAGTGGTAGTGGTGAATATCCAGTTTTACTTTATCTTTGTGGAGTTGAAGTTGTTAGGTCTGGTATAAATTATTCTCCTACTGATAGAATTATCATAGAACCAAATATTACTGGTACTATTTTAGAACCAGTTTGGGGACCATTTGGTGTTTTAGAAAAAGTAAATATACTTTCCCCTGGAATTGGATTTACCGAAAGACCACAAATCTATGTTAAGAGTGACACAGGATATAACGCTCAACTCAATCCTGTATTTTGTGTAAATAGAGTGGGTGATGATACTGTTGGTGAAATTCCTTCAGATATTACACCAGATAAAATCTTAAAAGTTGTAGACTGTGTTGGAATAGTTTAATGGCAAAACCTAAAACAGAATCCAGAAGAATGGGAACTCATGAAGGTGAGTTAAAATTTGGTCATGTTGATATGAATGGAACAATGTCTGGTGTTCAATTGAGAAATGGTCCACCAGGACCAGATGCTGAACATTTTATGCAATTTTGTTCCACTGGAAAGATGAAAGGTGGTACAATTAATCGATGCCCTACGGTATATCAAATTCATTGTGCGGAAAAATCTGTTGATGGTATAGGATTTATATTAAATGTTGCTGATGGTGATATTGTTTTACGTGCTGCAAATGGAAGAATACGTTTGATTGCTGATAATATTGATTTAAAAGCGCGAGGTAAGGACGGTAAAAATGGATTTATAAATCTTGACGCTGATGAAAAAGTTGTAATGCGAGCAAAAAATATTGAGGTAAATGGTACGTCAGTAGTTAAATTTTTCTCTTCTGGATTGTGTGAAATTGTTGGTAAAAATACTCTAAATTTTTATGGGGGTCTTGTTGATTGTGCTGATGGTGCAACTACTGGATTAAATTCTAAACATACTTCTGGTTTAGAAATACAAGAAATGTTTACTGTATAAGAATATGAAATTACCAGACATAGAAATAGGAAAAAGATTATTTTGTGGTAAAGGAAATCCTACAAATGTTTTAGGTGTTGGTCCTACAGAAGTTCGTGGTTCTGGATATATTGAAGGTCCAACTGTAACTGGGGATCCTAGTTTGTTTAAACCAGCGCCACAAGAAATGGCAACGGTGATGTGTGGTCCAACAAAAAATCCAGATGTTGTTAAAGTTGGCACTATACCATTTCTTTCCTTGTTTGTGCAAACTTATGCAAGGATTAAAGCTTTTTTGAAAGTTGATACTTTATTGTCAGTCAGGTTAATTAAATCTGATGTGATTTATACTAATGTTTTAATGGCGAACACTAAAAATTTCGTTATAGATCATCCATTAAAAGAGGGTAAAAAATTAGTTCATGGATGCCTTGAAGGACCAGAACATTCTGTATATGTTAGAGGAAGATTAAGAAATAATAATATAATTGAATTGCCAGACTATTGGATTAACTTAGTTGATGAAACTACAATTACAGTTTCTTTGACTGCTATTGGTGCAGAACAATCTTTATTTGTTGCAAAAATTAAAGATAATAAAATAGTTGTAGGTAACTATATGACTGAATTTGGTGAGTTACCAATAGATTGTTTTTACCATGTGTTCGCTGAAAGGAAAGATGTAAATAAATTAGAAACGGAGATTTGATTATGCCAGCATTTAATTTTAAACAATATGGTACGTTTACTGGACCAGCAAAAAATTATGAGTTCATTGATGATGATGCAACTTGGTGGAGTGATCTTCCAATAGATAGTTCATTTAAACTTAGTGATATTGGTGTTCTATTTTTCAATAACCAGGCAGACTATGCATATTTCCATTTGTATGGAGTATCAACAAGCTTAGTTACTTTTGAAAAAAACAGCGGAGATTTACCTAACTTACTTGCCAATATTCAAAATACTATATTTAATGGAAATATAATCATTAATGGAACTACTGTAGCAAATGATAATATTGTATGTAATGCTAACGTTTCTTGTAATGGTGTATTAAATTTATCTGGAGTTGGTAATGCTGCTTCATACATGACAACTACCAGAACTATTGCTCAATCTAAAAAGTCTTTTGATATTCCTCATCCGTTAAAAGATGACCATAGACTTAGATATGTTTGTTTAGAAGGTCCTGCAGCAGAAGTTTATATCAGAGGTAAATTAGAAAATGAAAATATTATTACGTTACCAGAATATTGGAGTAGTTTAATAGATCAAGAAACAATAGGGGTAACATTAACACCTATTGGATATCATCAAGAATTATTTGTTGAAAAAATAGAGTGGGGATCCAGAATTGTCATTAAAAATAATTCTGGTGGAGCAGTAAATTGTTATTACACAGTTACTGCAGAGAGAAAAGATACCCCCAAAAACATTCCAGAATATAAGGGGTTGACACCAAACGACTATCCAGGAGATAATGATACTTATAATGTGAATGGACTATAGTGAATAAAATACATGAAATATTTCCATTGGTTGTTTATCAAGGAACAATAGATTGTCATAATGAATTTAAAGAAAAACATGTAAATTCATTGCGGGATTATTGGTTTAATGGGTATCAAAATGAAAGTCCAGAGTATTCTGGTAGAATTTTTGTTCACCATAATAAAGAATATAAGATGTTCTTTGATGATCTTAAAAAAAATTTAGATCAATATATGGAACACTTGAATGTTGATTATAGTAAGTTAAGTTATCATATTATTAAAGCATGGGTTGGATATCATAAAGATGACGAAACACCATCTATTCAACCACATTATCATAATGAAGCAAACATTAGTTTTGTATATTATTTAAAAACCGATGAGACTTCTGATAAACTTTGCATCCAACAGCAAACAAATAGAAATGAATTTGCTGGTGGATTATTTGAAGTTGCTCAACAAAGAAATACTCTAATTGGATACAATAAGTATAACTGTAATTACTACACAGTGACACCAACTGAAGGTACTATTGTGATGTTTCCAAGTGATGTATATCACTTTACTCAAAAAACTACTGAAAGAAAAGGTGAAAGAATTGTTATTCCTGGTGATATTCGGATAACATTAAAGGAAGATAATCCAGACTATCATCAAGGGTCTACTCATCCATCTCAGTGGTTAGAATTATAAATTAAAAAATAAATAACTTAACAGCATACCATAGTTATGACAACATTATCAACAGTTGGACAGACAGTTGTTTCTGGTTTAACATCAGAATCTTCAAATAGAACAGAAAGTAATTCTACTTTTGCAATTCCATTAGGAATAGCTGGTACTTCTATTAGTCAGTACCAATTGCCTGCAAGAGAATTAGATCTTGAAATACTTGAAAATGTTCAACCAATATTAGATCAAATAAATGCTAAAAAATCACAAATAGTTTCTATTTGTGATCAAGTAATGTCTTCTTATATTCCTGGAATAGCACCACCTTTATGTGCTGTTGAATCGGAACCGTCAAATTTAGATTCTCCAGTTATTTCTGATACTGATAAATATCCTGCCGTTATTGGTGGTTTTAGTGTTGCTGGAACTCCTAATCCAGGGACACCTCAAATTGCATATGGAAATGTCAGACCAGATAATATAAGAATATTGAGATACCCTAATTTAGAGAATAGAGTTGCTCCTAATGATAATGCTTTAGAGAATTATAAGTTTCCTGTATTGACATCTCAGAATGCTGGGCAAGGAAAAATAGATTCTTTTTTCAAAAATTCAAAATACAACGATGGTGTTCTTACTTACTATGTAACTAGTGATTCTGGCAATTGGAGTAGTGAAGCATGGAATAGTAATAGTAATGTAATTGGTCAGTATGTCAAAGTTACTGGACCAGGAATTGGTACTGTGGGAATTCCTGGAGCATATGATCATCCATCTCAAACATTTACACCAGAACCAGAATATTCTTCAATAGTTTCTGGATTAACTGGTATTACTACTGGAACTTTTAATGGTATTAGTGTTAATTTTAATCCAACAACATTGAAAATGGAATCAACTGGATTTTTTCCATTATTTCTTTCTACCACAGGAACACTTGTTATTGCTTCTGGACTTAATGCAACAACTATTATTAATAGTATTAGTACTTTAGAATCTGAAATTGAAGCATTGAGGGTTGGGATTAGTACATGGTTCACTGAAGTTAATACTTTAAAAGAAAGAAGACATGGGCAACAGTTGAGAGTGTGGAGTTATAAGAGAGTTCAGCAGAGAAATAGCACTGAAAATGTTAATATTGGATTGGGAATAACTTCTGTTGAACGAGTTGATCCTAGACTACCAACTACAATTTACAACTTCTCTAGTGAAGATAATAGATTTGATGATACCAGTATAACATTCGATGCTAACTGATAATAAATAATAACAAAATTATTTTATATAATAATGGCAAAATCACTTATTAGTATTGGATCGACATCTAATGATGGAACTGGAGATACATTAAGAGCGGGCGCAGAAAAAATTAACGCCAATTTTGATGAAATCTACAGCACATTTGGAAATGGAACATCTTTAAGTTCTTCAGTTTCAAATGCAACAACATCTTCTTATGCATCAGTTGCTGGTATTGCAACAATTGCACAGGGATTAAGTGGCGCTCCTAATATTACTGCAGGAATTGTAACTACATCTGGAAATTTAAATGTAGTTGGAATTATTACTTCATCAGGCGCAACAATTTACAACACAACTACATTAAACAATGTGGTTATTAGTGGTGTAAATACGCACAGCAATGTATCAAATTTCACTAATACTGTTAATTTTACTGGGACTAGTAATAGTATTAATCAATCTGCAGGAACCGCTGCCATTAATAGATTAGTTGTATCTGGGGTCACGACTTCTGGTGTAGGTAATACTGCAACTCTTGGTACTAATAGTACCATGCAATTTTTCCTTCAAAATGATACAACTCTACGTGTTGCAGTTAGAGGTAGTGATGGGGTAACTAGATATGGAACAATCTCACTTGCTTAAGGGCTTGACATACTGGTTTTGACCTTGTATAATGATGAGGTAAACAAAGGTGATGCCATGATTGTTGATGATGGAGATGAGTATCTGACACGTTGCGTCGTGGATCCCAGCACTCGTACTTTTTTAATTTATTCAAACATGGGTAATGAAAAAGTAATTGATTGTGCTAATAGTGATGAATTCCTGAATGTTCTCAGTTTTGTTCGGAGCGTCCTTGGATCTGATACTTTAGTTTACGCTGATCCCCTTGTGAAAGGGTGATCCCTGCGGGTGTGGTGTAGAGGTAACATCTGAGCCTTCCAAGCTCCAGTCACGGGTTCGATCCCCGTCACCCGCTTACCAAAATTGGACTTTAATTCCATTTTTGGTCGAAAAAATTTCCCGCCAAAAATTTGTTAAAAAACCTTTTTATGAATCCTTATAAAATTTCATATAAAAAATTGCAGGAAGAAGTAGTTAAAACAACTCCTGAAAATGTTAAAGAAGCAAATGAGGGTTTATTTCATGCCAAAATGACTTTGCCAGCAGCAGCAAAACATTGTGGAATGACACAAAAAGAAATGAAATTGACTTTTTTTGAATATCTTAAATATAATAAACCTACTTATCAGGGGGAATAACTAAAGGGATTGAGTATAACTCTCCGCCCCCATAAAATAAGGGAGGTAACAATGGCGTATAAAATCAATACTACATATTGTTGGTATGAATTGGACAATGAATATGTCATTGTTAAAATGTATTTTATTAATCATTGTCCATTTACCTTTGATGAGTTATCATCTATTGTTAGGCAAGACCCTGAAATAATCTCAATAGCAGATAAAAATGTAAAATTTTGCCCAGAAGATTTGTACAAGTCTTCTTTTTATTTGATAGATGAACAAGTACATCCATGTTTATTTACACTAGATTTAGAAAATCCAGAAGAGTTGCCAAATGATTGAAAAATTTTGTAAATATTTTGAAGGGTATTTTAACAATCAAAAACAAGCATTTTCTAATCCAAGTTCATTTGCTTTGATTGAACTTGAACATTTTCAATTGTCAAGTAATAAATTTAGAATTATCCAAAAGTATAATATTGATCCTACTCCATATAGAAAAAATATTATCGAAATTTTTGAAGAAAATGATCACTTGTTAATTAAAAATTATAAAGATAATGAAGAATTGACTTATCTTTCTGGGTGTGATATTATTATGGAATATAAAGATAATAAATTTTTTGGTAAAAATACTTGTAAAGACTGTATTGTTAACTGGCAAGAAAAGTCTACATATTTAATTACTGAAAGTATTCTTACTGAAAATCTTTATGAAGTAGTTGATCGTGGATTTGATACTACGACTGATGAACAAATTTGGGGTTCTTTTTTTGGATCTTTTCAGTTTAATAAAATTAAATCTTTAATTGAGGAGTAATCCTCTATTTTGCCTCTGTAGCTCAGTTGGATAGAGCAGGGCTTTTGTAAAGCTCAGGTCGCAAGTTCAAGTCTTGTCGGGGGCTTTGAGTTAATAACTCTAATATGAAAAACGAAGTAAATTTTAAATATATTGATGTCTTTGATAACAAAGATGTAACTTATGATTTGGAAAAATATCCAATGAATAAGATTATTCTTAGGGAAGTACAAAAATATTATCCAAGTGTCCAAGATCTAAGTCTTCTTCATGAACATATTGAAGGTGGAAAAGTATCTGATTTAATGTCTAAGGTAAGTAAAGACTTAACAAAGACTGAATTTTACGAGTACTTTGATGATATTGTTAAACAATATGTTGTATCCCAAATTGATCGTGATGTTTTAATCCAAAAATTTGGAAATGTTAGGGCAGTTATTCCAAATCAAGACAAAATTGGCGCTCTTCTTCATTTTCATCAAGGAAGATGGGTTGGTAACGGTCTTGGATTAAGAACTGTTTGGATGGCATTTACTGATTGTTATGAAAGTAATAGTTTACAAATTCTTCCTTTAGAGGAAAGTAGAAAAATTACGATTGACGCAGTTAAAGAAAATTGGACATATGAAAAACTCCAAGAAGAATGTACAAAATATGCATTCCCTGTAACTATTAAACCTGGACAGTTTCATTTGTTTACTCAGGAACATATTCATGGCAATTTTCCAAATCTCACTAATAAAACGAGAATTAGTATTGATGTAAGAATTCTATTGAAAGATGGTCAACCACACCGTAAATGGCCTGGTGCTTACTTTAGGAAATTGGGAGATCTTGATATTAATTCTACACCAGTAGAAATTAAATCAGGTGAATCTACAGCAACATATGCTGAGTATGAAGGATTTAAAACAAAAGGAATTGATCTTCATTTTCAAACTCTTACCGTAAGAAATTATTGTTCCAGAATGGGATATGTTTTCCCATATCAACATGCGGATAATGAAGGTACTCACCATGCACATTTAGAACATTTAATTGAGCATGGAAATATTGATCATTTGTTCCTGTTTAGTATTTTTTCACTACCAGATGATCCAGATAGAAGACAATATTTAATGAATTTAGCTTTAAAGAGTAATTGTAAACTGCACTTTGCAAATGAAGAATTTGTACTTGACAATGAGAAAATGTTGAGTAAAATAGAGTACTTACGATCGTTTACGAATGATTGGACAAATCCTGTTGATCAAGTTCTATGAAAATTAATCTTTGGTATTGTAATGATATGAAACAATGGCGTTGGACCTTATGTGATGATTCGAGACCTATATTAAAGCAAGAATCTGGTCAACAACCAAA